ACTGTTGCCGCTATAACCGACAGTAGTGACACCGGCAATCCCGTCACCGCCAATAGCGTTGGGCGTATAAACAGCGGAGTCATTGAGAACGGTGGAGCATTCAACCCGCCCGTCAACGGTATAATTCACCGTTTTGACAAAGAACTCAAAGGTTCCATAGGTCATGGTGGCGGTAATTACGTCAGCCGCTTGGATTTGTCGATAAGTCTGTGGGAGTGAGAAAGAAAATTCCTCTCTTTCAAGCCACCGCCTCGCCCAAATAGTTTCAGCAATCCCCGCGGCTTCATTGGGGGTAAAGACCCCCGGCAATGTTATTTCCTCAATATTAACCGAGGATGATGCGGCCATCGTTTGTGAGTATTGCTCGTTGACCTCATAGTCACGCGCCTTATCAAGATGGAGAACAATCACCTTTGAAGGCAGTTGCGTGTCCATTTCACGGGCATTAGACAAAGCGACTCCGGGCTTACTGCCAAAGGCTCTGGCATCCATATCATCGGGGTCGATGGTGACCACGGAGCTGTTGCCCCTCGCCACCGCTTTCACTATGTAGCCGTCTTGAATAAGGTCGAAATTATAGGCCAGCATCATTGGGGATAGCTGCGACCTGACCGAGCCAATCCCTTGAGATTTGAACCCCCGTACTGTGCCGACTAAATCAGTGGCATCAATATCACCGCTCTCGATTAGCTCAGACCGCTCTAATCTACGCCGAACCACTGTGGCCAAGTCTTCGCCATCGCCGGAAGGCGTTGGCATTCTGTAATGCTCAACTATAGAGTCAAAATCAATAAGGTGGCGATTAGAATAATTGCCGGTGAAGCGGGTGACGATAGAACCGTGAATATTGATGTTGGAGTAAAGCAGGGATGGGGTTGATGGGGTATAGACGCTGGCTAGATTCCGCAAAGATACAAGCGTCCCCGGAGTTTCTGTCGCCATATCGATAGGATAGATGTTAGTTGGGGCATTCCCCCCTGATCCGCAGACGTAAAGGGTCGGAGCATCGTAACAAACCCATACAGCGTTTAGTGCAAATCCTGAGAAACCCGGAATCCCTGTGGTGTCAATAGTCCGAATTACGGTGAGGGTCTGGTCGTAGACATCTATCTTGTTGTTTGAAACAGCGATGCCGTTCCCGTCTTCATCTATAGCCACATCATAGATATTCGTGGGGCAGGTCACAGTGATGTAGCTGTCGGTTTCCTCAAAACCAAAATAAACATCCTTTCCCGTAGTGTCAGTCCCGAACCAGACACCATTGCCTAGACTGCCCTTTCTTGCCCATTGGATTAGACTACTAGACAGTCTGCCGGGAAAATCAGAGACCCATAACCCAGCATCAGATGTCCCAATGGGGCCAATATCAACATCAGTTAAGCCCTTTCCCTGTATCTGAGTTGCTGTTCGTATCGGGTCACCTTCAGCGAGGTTAGGCCAACCCACCACTCTAGGCTCTAGTCCAAAAGGGCCAATATTTTGTACACCGAAAATTTCAGCCGGATTCGAGGGGTTGTTGAATGGGTCTTCTGCATAGTAAACTCTTGTTAGATCAGGCGTTAAGTACTGACAATATCCACCTATCAGCGGTGCAGGATGGAGGATTTTTATTTCATTCAATAACACTGCGACACCCGCCACCGCAGAGCGTATAACCTCGGCTGATATTTGTGCGCCCTGAATAGATTGCGCATACTCTTGAGGCAAGGGCCAGTCATAAAAAACAAGATAAGCACAGCCCCTCATGGCTGGGGTTGAGCCAACACCGAGATCGGCTTCCATGCGAGGGCAAACAGGTTGGTCATCAAAGCCCGGAAACAGCCGAACCTCTCCCTCTGAACCGGGGGTGGGTGTTACCGCCAACGCACTTTTTAATAGGTCTTCGCTTGCTACGTCATAAAGATGAGACAGAGGGAATTTGTCACTGGTGGCAAAGGCTGTATCAACATCCGTCCCGCCGGTATTTAATAGCAGTCCCTCAATGTCCCACATCCGTTCGATACATTGAACTTGATGGTTCGTCAGCATCACAGCAAACGTGCCGAAATAGCTGTATGTTGTAGACGACCCTCCGCCTCCACCGCCCTTCCCGCCAGTGTCTTCTTTCTTTGCTACTTCCCTGCGGCTGTTGTTTTCAATCCAAAAGACATGACCGGAAACTTTAGCCTTGCCATCAACCTCATTCAGCCCTACGCCATATCCCGATGTCTGTTCTGTGGCGTCGCTTAACCGTGGCCCGTCATAACCGGGAACCGCAGCAGGGTCTAGAGCGCCACCGATTGACGCACCATAGGCTGCACCTTTTAGAATACCTCCGGGACTGCCACCAGTAGTAATCCCACCAATAACACCACCAATGATCGCACCAACTATCTGCCCAGTGCTACTCATGTCACAATCCTATAAACACTTGTCACCTTAGACTTCCATGCTGAATAAGACTGCTCAACCACTCGGCCTGTGTCAGAATAAGCGTGAATGATAGTGTCTCCACAATAGATGGCTAAATGTTGTGGCGCTCGCTTAATACGAAAGACAACAACATCACCGGGGGCGATTTCGGTTCTATCTATTAGCCGCAAAGAGGGTTCCTCATTCAAGGCTTTATTCAATAAACCATCAAAGGGTCGGCGGGGATAACCCTTATTGTCCAGATAGGGTAAACCCAGCCCTTTCAAGACATGGGCAACAACACCCGCGCAATCCAAAGCAATGCCAGCCGTTCGACCTTGATGCTTAAAAGGGGTTCCGAGACATTCACGGGCCAGTTCAATAATGCGATCAACCATTACCACCGAACTCCTTATAGGATTCAGGCGGGGCCATATCTTCAAAGCCGCCGTTATTTATTCCATTGGAGAACTTGGTCACACAATCGCCAGACTTCTTTTTATTGCAGCCGGGAATCATCTCGTAGGCATCGCCAATCTGAATCGGATAATGGGCAGAATGATATTGCGTAATCACTCCACCCGCTGCGTGAGCCTTTATCGGCTGAGATGGTAGACCGGCATTGTCACCGCTCGTCCACTTAACAAAGCCATAATCAAAATACACTGCCGCTTCCGCTCTGGCGCTATCCGTCCAAATCTTTTGCGAGGTGACACTGGTCACAGTTCCAGTGACTTTATAGGTCGCGATCAGCGGCCCATCTTGTGCGGCCCTCGGCCCAGTGCATCGAGATCGTTCATAAGGGATAACATCGCCATCTAAGGTTTCGTCGAATAATGTCCAATCACACAATGGGCCAAAGGTGCGACCCACCGATTGGTTCATGGTGTCAATAAGCCCCATGACCTCGATGGTGTAGCGACCATCCCGAATAGATGCCTTGCCCATAATGCCTTTGGTTGCAGGTTCTTCATCTTCTATGGGAACCGCCCATGATGTGGCAAACAGATACACGCGAGCATTATCCATCAACCCTGACTTCAGTTGATCTCGATCAATTCCGGCAATCTCAAAGAAGCCTTCCAAATCCCACAATGACCCTGTTGTATTGGTTTCAATTACTAGGTCAGTTGGTTCATAACCTAAATCAGTTTTATAGATAGCTCCATTGCTCATTATTAAATCGTGAGCATAAGAAACAAATCGAAAGATAGTACCGTTGACTGTAACGATACGAACGCAATAAACGAGTGCTTCTGGATTGGCTAAAACTGATTTCATATGGTCAACAGCTCCACTATCTCAACATTCGTCCCCAGCAGTTCAAAGTTTGAAAAGGTCACGCCATTCAAGTCAGACTCAAAGCGACATGGAATATCAAACTCACAGCCAGCAACAGGGGTTTCATTAACCTGTGGAGCAGTGTTGACCAGAGCTAAATTAGGCGATACTAGGGCGAACGCAGTGAATCCCGTAGTGTTTATATCAACCGTGATCGTAGTGGCCCCTATTGCCGTTATAGTGCCTCTCAAGCCATTGATCTCAATCATCCCCGCAACACCGGAGAAGTGAACAGATTCATCAACAACATATCCGTGGGAGCTGCCTACTGTAACAACTGCCGAAGCTGCTGCTGTAATATCAGTCACAGCCGTTTGATTATTAGCATCAAAGGTAATCTGCCCCGTTGTGTCTAGCGTCCAAGTTGTCGCGTCACTCGCTACCGGATTATTGAAATCGTCACGAATGCCGACCAGCACAGTAGCAATGACCGGCTTCAGTAATCGGCGGCGGGTTGATGTTGCTACAGTGGGGTCGCCATACCATCTGACAAGTTGATAGGTTAAGCCCGATATGAGGCTCATGGGTTGGTCATTAAATGTGTGGGCATCTTTCCAGTTGTTGGTGGTGTAATCGGTTAGATGCTTTACCCTGAAACCGCCGAATGTGCCGCCTGATCTATGAAATATATCCAGCAGGTTTTGGATAATCCAATCCTCCGGCCTTACAGTGAAAGAGATGTCATACCTTAGTTGAGGATATGGGTGTCTCATGCTGCGGTAGGTTGCCCCACCATAAGTTTCGGTGACATCTACAGCATACTTTTCGCCAAAGCTGGATTCATAGTCAAGCAGGACGGACAATCTTTCTTCTATAAAGGCCATTAACTATATCTCCGGGCGCTATCAATGCCGCGACTTGCAGCACGAGCAATCTCACCGCGTGACCTGCGAGCTTCCTCTGCTGTGGTGATGTTGGGCAAGCTAAAGTTCTGAACGATGGTTTGACCACCCCCACCTGACATGGGTGAAACATTACCCTTGTTTCCGGGTATCAAGAATGAACGGCCTCCTTGGGTTAATAGTTCAGGCTGGTTAAACTCACCAACCTCGTTAAACCTGCCAGAGAATACATTGCCGCCGCTTGCCCTACCTGTCCCAGCAAGAATACCTTTGACAGCATTACCAGCACCACTACTCGCCAATGTTGCCGCAGCCCCAGCTAATGCCGTAGCCGCCGCTGTCAAAGAAGCCGCCGCCGTTGTTAGGGCTGTTGCAGCCGTGACAAGAGGTGGAATTGCCGTGGTAGTTAGTGCTGTGGCCGCAGTGGTTGCCGAGGTTGTTAAAGCTGTCGCACTCGTTGTTAGGGCTGTTGCAGAAGCAGTGCCTGACGCGGTTAAGGCTGTGGCCGCACCTGTTAAGGCAGCAGCGCCGGTAGCAATAGTCCCTGTCTCAGCCGCTCCACTCACCGCATCAGCAGTGATGGTTCCGGCTTTTTCTGCGGCAGTGGAACCAAATCCGCTCTGCAATATGCCTTCAATATTTAAACCGCCGGGGCCGAGAATCTTTGACGCTAAATCTTCTGCCACCATTCTTTGAATCGTTTTAAGGAAGCCGTCAAGCATTCCTTCCAGCCCATCAGCGAAGGGGTCAAACAAGAAGTCAGCAAAAGCGTCTTGAATGTTCTCAGCCGCTCTTTCGGCCAACTTGCTCATCGGGTCAATGGCAGCTAATTCTTCAGCTAATTTAGCTTCGGCTTTCAGAATAAGATCAGAGCGTTTTTTGCTGCCTTTCTCTGTGCCGCTGATAATCATTTGAATGCGGCGTTCTTGTGAAGCAATCAATGCTTCTTCTTCAGTGCGAAGTTCTTCCTCTAATGTTTCGAGAGCCTCTTTTCCTTTTGCGACATCGACTTGTTTGGCCAGTTCTAGGTTGATGGCCTGAGTACCTTTCAAGGCCTCTTTCTGCGCGTCTGTTAATCCTTTTAGACTGACTTGAGCATTATCATAAGCAATGGTGGCAGCAATCCCTGTTACCCCATACAAATCAACCTGACGTTGTAGGCTGCTCGTCAATTCTACGGATTCACTAAGAATATCCTCAATGGCACTCTTGGCATCTTCAGCAGCTTTTTCTCGCTCTGAGGTCAAATCCTTTTCTATCTCAACCAATGCCTCTTTCGCATCTAGTTCTTTGTTGAGAGATATTAAATGTTTGGCTTCTGCTGGCAATAACTCCCCCTTCATTACAGCGATGGCTGAGTCGTATAGAGCCTTTGATGCTGACCCTGTCTTGCCCACTAAGAATAATTGTCTCTCTAAAATGGCAAGCTGCTTGGTGTATTCGGCTGAAACTTTGGCTACTTCTTCAGGTTCGACGGCTGACTTCAGGCCTGACAACTTTTTTCTAACTTCTAGTAGGGTGTTTTCCGCTTTGGCAAGATCGGCCTCAGCATCCTCTAACGCCGCAACTTTCCTGATAGCTTCGTCATCGGCAATCGGAACACGGAACTCAGGGATAAAGCCGCCGTTCTTCCCAAACTTGCGACCAACATCAACCAGTTCTTTGAGTTCATCTCTAGCCGCTTTTAATGTTGTTACATTACCCTCTAGAGTCTGAATGTTCAGTTTCAACTTGGCTTCAGATAGACCTTTCAGGCTATCCTTGAGATCGTCAGCGGATAGGGCAAGCAGCTTGCTAGATTCTTCCGCATCATCCGCAGAAAAGGCATAGTAGGCCAGAGCAGAAGCCGCTAAGATAGCAACCCCGGCGGGGCCACCAAGAAACGCCATAGCAGCGTTAAGCCCCGCCACCGACACTGCCGCTGTTCTAGCAAGAACAGTTGTCCTCACAAGAGCAGGGCCAACAAAATTTAACCCTGCCGCAACCCTAATTGATGCTAAAGCCAATGCAATCTGATTACGAGTTGCCAAAACAAGTGCGCCTCCCAATCTGCCAATCAAAATGGCGGCAACTATTTTAGCAGCGACCCCAACAGCATCAAGGGCATCTTCTATTTCTTCTGCACTGAAGTTTTCAATGGCGGCGGCAAACTCAACAATCGTTAGTGCTAGTGAGCCAGAAATCCCTTTAACGCTATCAGCCGTCCCAATTAACCGGCCCAGTGAGTTATCCAGCACTGTGACGGCTTGGCCTACAGTCAGAGCTACCCCACCAAAAGCCTCATCAGTGCTGTTTGCAACTTCCAGCAGAGCCTTCAACAGCAAGTCAGCAGACAGAATGCCATCCGCAGCTAGATCACGAATATTCTCACGAGTAACATCAAAGTCTATCTGGCCTTTTTCTCGTAATCTCCGGAAGCCTTCAAGCAAGCCACCAGAAACACCTAAAAGGTTTTCCATTACAGACCGCAGTTCGTCACCCTGCAACCGGTTAGCTGCCAAGCCCTGTGATAACTGAATCAGGCCAGCCGAGGCTTCAGCCGCATTAGAGCCACCGAGCAAGATTTGTTGGTTCAATGTTTTGGTGACTTTCAGCATATCTTCTTGAGAGATGCCGAGATTCTTGGTTGCCAAAGACATCCGAGAAAAGAGAATAGCATTAGATTCAAAGCTGGAGCGCGTTTCTTGCGATACGTCAAACAGCTTTTGCTGAACATCTACCAATTCTTCCGAACTGCTAGTAACCAACCTCAATCGAGTGCCAATCTCTGTCCATGTGTCTGCGTATTTAACGAGCTGACGAACACCCATAACAGCGACAAGCCCGCCCATCGCCCCAGCCAATAATCCAACTCGGCTGCGGAGCTTAACCAGAGAGCCGGATGTTTTGTTACCGCTTTTTTCCAGTTTGTTGAGACTGCGGTCTAGCTTCCCTGCTTCTGCTCTGGCCCCACGGCCATCAATTTTCACTGATAATCTAGTTTCCATTTCTAGCCTTGTTCCTTCGATTTATGGTTGACCACGCTATCCATGACACGGATATAACGCAGAAGCTCGCTAGTGTCACAAACATTGAAATGATTATTGTAGGCAATCGTTTCAGATGCCGGTATTGTGCCATTCGCATTGCGAGAACTGGACAAGTCTAAGTAGGCTTGCCACACGCGGTAGAGGTCTTGGTAAAGTTCTGTCTCGGCCTCAAGCATTGGCACACTTCGCCCCTGCTTGACCATTGTCTGCAAGAAGGCGAGCTTCTTCCCACCGGGGTCGTCGCCCACCTTCTCTGACAGATCAACCTGCCACTTTACCCAGTCGGTTAGTTTTTTTCTCCACTCTCAACCACCTCCGCTCTGAAGTTTTCCAGATCGCCAGCAGCATCGAGAACAATTTCACGCAACTCAGAAAAGGATGAGTCACAAAGGAATCGTTTGGCATTATCGACTGAGAATTTTAATGCCTTGCCTTCTTCCTCAAAGCCTTCCCAGCCTACAATCAAACCTTCAGCCACCGCTTCCCATAAGATACGGGTTGCGGTTTCATCATCCAGTTGCTTCTTGCGGATTTGAATGGCGTAGGGCTTCTGTAGACGTTCATAGGCTTTTTGGAATGAGTCACAGCCTTTACGCCGCACCTGAATCCATACGCCATCACTCAAAGGAACTTTAATACCTTCCTCGGCTTTGCTGGGGTCGGTTTTTAAGCTGTTAATATCCATCTATATTAGACCTTCGTTACAGTTAGGGTTGATAATTCCGTCCCATCATACAACGCAGTGAAGTCCATGTTTAGGAAAACGTCGGTATCTTTACCAGTTACATCAGGTGAACCAGATGCAAACTTAATTTTAGGAAGAAAGAAGGTGTAAGTTGTCACGCCATCCGATACATCCCATGATAAAGAAATGTCAGTATTATTGATGAGGTTATTGTAGAAAGTAATGTCATCAAAATAGACGTTCACTGAACCAGTAATAGAGCAAGAGCCATATTCCTGACCTGTAGCAGAAACTGTCCCGATGCACTCTTTCGCTCTGAGGTTGTTGTTCAAGCTAAGGTTAATGCTCTGGAAACAGATAGTGGTTCCAACCGCGTCAATCTTCATGTTGGAGACATCAGAGGTCGCATTCATCACATCGGTGACAGTTGCCGCAGTAGTTGAACCAACACCAACCAATGAGGTCGCGCTGTCTCCTGCAAAGTTACCAGCGAAGCCGAAGGAGCCTGTCACCGGCTGCCCAAACTCAAAGGCCATATCCCAAGACCCAACGCGCATCCCTTTAAATTGCAGAAAGTGCGGGGGGCTGAAATCTTCATAGCCAACTTCCATCGAGAATGAATCACGATTGGTTCCGACCTTATAAACACCACCAGCAACAGTCCCAGCCATAGCTGATTCCATTAACTCATCATAGGTGTTTGCCGACCATTCAAAATCAAGACTGCCTTCAACATCCTGACCAACGATAAACAAATCAGATACTTGTCGGTTGGAGTTGATTTCATTTGATTCTTGCGTTCTTGGTTTTCCTGACAGATTTTCAGACGTAAAGCGAAGCGCCTGCCAGACTGATGCAGTGGCTACAGGAGTTGTCCCATATGCCGTTTCTGCGATTGATTTTACACTGACGCGATTAGCTTCAGACATTGCGATCTCTCCGGTAAGGTATAGTGATATTGGTTTGATGCCAGCCGTCATTCACTCCAACAGGAGTCTTTATGGCCGAATAAGTTTTAATGTCGCGCCCACCGCTTAAATCTGGAATGCGCTTGTGTTCAAATAAAGCAGTGAAGGTATCAACCAGTGTTCTAGCTGATGCCGTCCCGTTGTTTTCTGGGGTAAAGATTTGCAGCGATACCAATCCAGCGTCACGAACACAAACCAATGTGCCGTCACCCCCTATGGTTTCCCCTGCGCCCTCAATAATGGTAAACCTAACCCATTCAGTCGAGGGATGGTTAAATGGCGCGTTTTCATAAGCAACGCTAGTTGCCGACCATCCGCCAGACATTCTAGTTTCTAGCGTTTTTCGTAAGGCTTCAGAGGACACTATTCACCTCGGCTATGGCAGATTCAAAGAAAAGGGCGGGGGCTTGTTTCGACCACCCGTTATTCAATGCCCCGATATAGGCCACATTGTTGGTGATATATAAAACAGGGAATTCAGGGGCTGCACTAAATGTAGCAACCGCTTTCCCTATCGTGGCCGCACCAGACTTATCCTGAACGTCGATAGGGGTCGTCATAGGTGAGCCGATAGATGGCAACCAGTTTGCCCTTGCAGTGCCTCCGGTGTACCCTTTGGGCGGGCTGCTTGCCCACTTGGACGGATCGCCCACGGGGGTCTTAGCTACCAGACGTTTATCCAAATCAATAGCAGTTTTAATTGCCATTACTCTATGGTCAGCATTGACTTCTTTGCTGAAATCTGTGGGCCTTTTACTCCACATAGCCTGACCTCATATCCAGAAACGTTTCAACCA